TTTACGTTTATAGCCATTTTTAATTATTTATTTTTGTTGGGCGTATTAGGCCCGAGTGAACGGGCCCTATACTATTGTTACATGTTATTTTAACTTTTTCTCGATAGATTTGAAAACTTCCACGCCTTCATCTGTCTTAAAGAAAGCTGCCATAGCGGAGTAAGGATTTTCATCAAATGGTACTGTCATAAGCTTCTTACCGTTTGACGCCCAAGAGAACGATCGCTGATCATCTGACAACTTAATGATTTTAGCTTCAGCAGCTTTAACCGCAAAGTTTCTTAGTTGAACATTATCGTCTTTTGCTAGCTCTATAAATAAAACTGGGTTTTGTCTAGCAAATATAAGTGCATCACGTTTTAATTCTTTTGATGACATTGTATTTACTTTACTTCCAACCTCAACTCTCATTATAGCTTCTAGTTGATCTACATCCATACTTCTAGCAGCATTTAATGCGTCTATTTGAAGTTCCATCATATCAAGTTCGTCAGTTGCTTCTACAACAGAATCAAACTCTTTATAACGTTTTCCCTTCATTGGGTGATACAAAGATAATAGTTTTTGTAACGCTTGCTTTTCTTTTGGTACAACTAAAGCACCGTCTTTAAATAATATAGTGCCTAATGTAGCCTCACCTTTTTGATCGTCTACAAATGGTGAGTTTTGATTTGTAGCGTAACGTAATTCTCTTTGTGTGTTTGTTTCACTGTCATACCAAAGCAGTGGCACTTTTGCGCTATGCTTTGATGGTATTCTAAGTGTCAAGGGTTTGTACCTTCCTGTTACTAGGTACGTTCTATCTTTTATTTCCCAACCTTGTTCTACGGCTGGAATTTCTTTTGTTTTTGCCATGATATAATATAATAAAAATGTTAATAAGTGTAATAGTTACCCCCGTCGTTTAGACGAGGGTAAATACTACATAGGTAATCTTACTTAGTAAACAATACAAAGTTGTTAGCACCTTGCACACATAGACATCTTTCAGATAGGAAGTTTACTTCCATAGCGTCAAGATCAGATGTGTAAGCACCACCAACAGAACCAGTCAACCAAGTCTTCATACGACGATCGTCAGTTTGTGACGCTCTATATCGTACGTGCAAGAATGGACGACGAATGTTTGAACCAAGAATTTGATCATATACAGTTGATGTACCTGCAGGAATCAATACTCCGTCAATAGCACTTGTGCCATATCCTGGAGGAATTAATCCGTCTTCGATAGCACCTCTTGTAGAAGCATCGTTTAGATATTTCCAGTCAGTTTTGTAGAAGTCATAAGAACCTCTGCGGAAACCGCTGAATCCTAAATTCAATGCCATATCTTCTGAATTTTCGAAGATACCATAAGAAGTACCGCCAGAGTAAGCAGCGTTTACAGCAGCTAGCATATCGTCAAAACCTAGAGAAGTCTCACGGTTCAAGAAAAGCATGTTTTCTTCAATAGCACCTTGAGTATCTAAGTTACGTAAGATATTATCAAACTCTCCTAGTTGTGAAGCAGCAGCGTTAAAGCCAGACTCTACATTACCACGAGATTGAATAGCAGCAAATAAACCTTCTGTACCTTTAAATCCAGCATCAAAAGCAGAACCAGCACCTAAAGTTGTATCAGCTTTTTCTCCTTCAACTACACTCATTTCAAGATAATCTTCGAAACGTAGACGAGTTTCAGACTCAGCTTTCAAATACCAAAGGTATCCTCCAGTTCCATCTTCAGTTGCAACTTCTACCCAACCAATCTGAGCTGTGTCAGAACCAGAAACAACATATTTGTTACGGATAATAACTGGTGAGTTAGAAAATTGAGTGAAAGAAGGATCTACACTTACATAACCGTCAGCAGCAGTAGCTGAAGTATTGTTAGGTGTAGAAGAACCTTTTGCGTACTCAGAGCCATAAACAAAGATTTTAACTCCAGTAGTGGCAAGCGATGCAGTTGTAGTAGCATCATAAGGAGCTACAGTAAGTGCACCAGTAGTAAGGTTAGAAGCAGTTACAACAGCTTTAAGCTCGTTACCAGCACCGTCAAGCGCTACAATTGTAGACTGTGGAGATACAACGTTTTTAACGTCTGCAGCTACAGGAATAGTAATTGTGTTAACTTGATCGTTGGTACAACCATCATAAGAGATGTGTAAACGGTTTTGCTCAGACCAGATAACTTGGTCAGAAGTCATAGGCATTTCAGCTCCTACCATACGTAAGAATCCAGAAAGCGTACGGTTTCCGTAGCGCTCTACTTCTGCTTCATAAATTTCAGGTAGATACTGTTGTGCAAATGTATCAGAATCGCCAGTGCCAGAACCTCCGTTAAAAGACAAGAAGTTTGTGTCTAGCAATTGTTGTTGTTGACTTGGGACTATACTCCCAAATAATGGATCTAATGCCATAATAAATTATTTTAATTTTTTAATGTTACTTTTTTGATTTTCAATTTTGAAGAATCAACTCCACTTATCGCTTTAACTTTTAATCCATTTACAAATACTTCACCAGAAGTTGTTTGACGTGGTTCAGTCGAAATGTTTTTCGATTTAGCCATTACATCTTTAACAGCGTCAGCTTTTCCTTGTTCATAAAAGTGTTGGGCAATAGTATCAGCGTTTCTAGCAGCGTACAAAGCTTTGTGGTAGTCTTTAACTTTAACGACTTCGCCTTTATCATTCAAGAACGTCTTGACAAAATTAGCTATATCTTTTTGAGCTTCAGCTACATTTTCAGGATTTTTAATACCATATCTAAATTTCTTTTCCCCTACATTGAAATCAAAACCTTTGAAATCATTAGAAAAAAGATTAGAAGTTTGGTTAACAAAAACCTGTTTGTTTTGTTCTACTACTTGTTGTTCTTCATTGTATCGGTTGAAAAAGTCTAATGCTTTTTGTTGCTCTTGGGTTACGCCCGGTCTCAACTTGATCTCGTCGTAGTATTTACCTTTTAAGCCTTCAAGAAAGTCTTTAGCTTTTGCAGCCTCTTCTTTGAACGCAATTTTCTTTTTGCGTATGTCTTTTGGTTCGTCTATATCTTCGTCATAATCAAAGTCTTCTAATAAAAGACTTACATCTTCAGAATCTAAGTGTGGTTTAGTTTGTTTATAGTATTCTCTAATTAAGGTTTTACTATCAACGTTGGTATAATCTGCATTAAGCCTAACATAGTCTTCTACAGTTCCACCAGTTTCTTCCATAAAAGTAACTAGCTTGTCAATATTTTCTGGTAGTTGTTTTTGTTCTACAACTGTTTGTTGCGGCTGTTCTTGTACAACCTCTTTAGTTTCCTCTTCTATTTCTTCAATTGGAATTAAAGGAGGGTTTACTGTTTCTTCGGCGGTCCGTACTTCTTCAACCACTCCTCCGCTGTCGCCACTGTCTTTGGGCTCTTCGATAACAGCATCGCTATCATTTGTCTCTTGTGTTTGAACGGCATCGTCTTGTTCTTTTTTTATTTCTACTTTTGTAACCTCAGGTGTTACTTCACCTTGAGTTTCTTTAGCAGTAGTAGGTATTTCTACTTTAGTTACCTCATTTGATTTACCTAAATTTTTAGGTTTAGAAGGTGTTTTCATTTTAAACTCTCCTTCTTGTTTTACTTCTTCTGACATAATATAATAATATAAAATTAAAGGATTTTAGTTTTATCTAGGTTCGAACTGTTCTAATCCAAACCCTCCTAGCGAGTCAAATCCTGATGACTCAAAATTTTTAGGTAGCTCATCGTTTTGACGCTGTGAAATCATTTCTGATTGCTGCGTACCAATTATTCTAGCGCGCTCGTCTTTACGATCTTCTATTTCTTTTTCTCTTTGCGTTTGAGCGTCAACTTCTAATTTAGCAAGCTGCATATCATATTGGAATTTTTCAGCCATTAATTGTTTTTTAATTTGAGCTTCTAATTCCATTCTTTGTATTTCAAACTGAGACTTTCCCTGTTCAAGTTGAAGTTTAGTTTCTGTAAGCGCTTGTTGTTTTTGTACTTCAGCTAAAGCAGCTTGCTCTGAAGCCTGTGCGTTTGCTTGAGCTTGCATTTGAATATTTTGTTGTTGAGCTAGCGCTGCTGCTTCAGCTCTTTCAGCTTGTTTTTGTTTTAGATATTGGTTAGCTAATTTTATGTTTTTAATTTGCCTAATATCTATAGCATCTTCTAGATTTATACCTCCAGCCTGCAAAGCAACTTGTATGTTTTGCTCTAACATTTGTTGCTCCTCTTGGTCTGGTTCTAATTCTAAAAATATACCAAACTCATGCATATTTAATTTTTCTATTTCTTCTAGAGAACCAACATTATATTGATTTATACAACTAATTAATGCGTTTTTGGTTAAAGGAAAGCTAAGCATGTCACTAGCTTTTAAACTTACATTCTCACAAGCTCTTATTGTTAAGTACATAAGTGATTGTAATATATGTTTTGTAGCTGTATTAGATGCTGCAGCTGCAAGCTTTTGTAAACCTACCAACGCGTTTTTATCTGGCTGACTACCATCTCTTGCTTCGTTTAATCCCGTCACGTCGCGTATCATTTGTAAATAATATTGATACGTTTGAACGAGAGATTGTATTTTACCCATAGCCGAAGAAGTCTGCAACTCTTGAATAGGTACTTTTCCAGAGTTTAAATCTCCATCTTGTGTTAAACTCCTACCAACAATACTACCTGTTTGGAAGTACATATTTAAAGCCTCTTGCGGATTATAACTTGTACCATTACCAAGATCAACCTCTGCTAAACCATCAACATCTACAAACACGCCATCTGGTACCATACGAGCTAGCACCTGTTGTATTTTTAAATGTGTTAACTGAATCATATCAGCGAAACCAATACACTTACTAACAAGACTATCAATGCGACCTTTGTACATACGAGGCGCTGATATAGCGTAGTTCATTTGAACTTTAGTTTGATCGCTATAAGGTCTTGTCATATTTTCAGCAAGTTCCCATTTTAGCATTTTTTCTTGACCTAGTATTTTAGCACCACTATATAAAACCTCTATAGCTCTATGCGCTCTTTCAAAGTTATCACTTTCTGGAGCTTCTAAAAAAGTATCTGGTTTTTCCAACGCCTTTTCTAAACCTTGATCAGTTTGTTTTATTTTAAAAACCTGATTATTATAGGTTTTATACTCAAAAAATAAAACTTGTACTTGATTGTATTGATCATCTTGGCCGTAATAATTACGTGTATAATTAGCGTCACCAGGATATTTTTCTATTTCTTTTAAATCTTCTTGCGTTAAATAAGGAAATAATTTTTTAACTTCTTGCAAGCTCATAGACTTTAACTCACCAACATAATATATATCTTCAAAGTTTGGATCTTCTGTGTATGAGTAAACTAAATTTGCTGGATCAACATAATCAAGCGTTATACCATTTGCTAAATTAAAATTTGTTTTAACAGCTGATATACCTAATACAACCAAATCATAAGCAAGACGCTTTTTTATTTCGTCATACTTATTATAACTTAAAACGTTTTCAATAAGTTCTTCTTCTGCTATCTCTATAGACTGCTTGTAACTTAACTGCATGTACAGCTCCAACTCTTCTTCATTTTGCGGAAGCGCGTCGGGATTTACACTTGAGAAAAAGTTTTGTCCAGTAGCTTCGTTTAATGCTTCTATTTGTTTTCGGCTTTGCATATCTTTAATAGCATCAAAAACAAATTGAGTTCTTTGTTTAATGGCAAATGGATCTGTAGCAAAAGACTTTATCTCATAACCTTTATCGGTCATACCGTTTACAACAATATCTACAAACTTAGATAATACCGCAACTGGTTTCCAGTCTAAGTTTAAATAAGATAAATCACCATTAATAGAAAGTTCATCTTTATACTTAGCTACAGACTGTTCGCCTCTAGCGTAAAGTCTAAGTCTATGAAAGTCTTGCCAGTTGTTTCCGAAACGACCACCAGCACCTAAGCCTTTGTCACCTCTAAACCATTCGTTTTCAATAGCTCTACCTACTTGATAACCGTAGTCGTAGGTGTTTTTCTCTGCGTCTGGTACTACCTGACTTGGAAAAGAACTATTAACATTAGTATAAACCATCTATTTTATTATTTTTGAAGTATAACCTGTGTTATCATATTTTTTAAAACTTATATTC